CCATGTTGTTGTCGTTTTGTTCTTTGTAGGTCAACGGTTTGAAATGTATTTCAATATCACCAAATGACAGCGGTGATCCAAAGTCAGGTTTTTTAACCTTTTCCATAATTTGTCTAAGATCAAGTGCAAGATCATTTGATTCTTCGCATTCTGGACACTTGCTGGTAAATTCCATTTCATGACCAAAAGTTGCCAATCTAATTGCTATAAGCACAGTATCAAGATCCAACGTGCTGATTCGTGCGGGATCTTTAAATGCAGGTATGCAACTTTTGATAACATCTGTAACTGCTTGTCCATTGAACAATGCATCAGCAGTTCTATAAGTGATTTCGTCAAGTGCAGTCATTGGATAAACAGGTACTTCGCCTGATTCGGGGATAGTAATAATAGATTCATCATACCATACACCTTCACTGGGCAATTTTATATAGATCGATGGTTGTCTAAAGTGTTTAGCCAATGGATTGCCTGATGGTGCGTGTGCAGTTTTTGGTATCACTGGTTGTACTGGTTGAATTGGGGCGCCTGGTTGTATTGCCATGTTTTTTCCTACCATAAATATAGTTGTAAGTGTACTTATACGGCTTTAAAACAGGTAAAAAATTAAATGGACGAACAAGAGCGGCTACTGCAACAAATATTAGAACAGCTACAACGAGCTGGCGGTCGCTCTGGCCCTGACATGGAGGATGCTAAAAAAAGCCTCGAAGACTATACTAAACTTTTAAAGTCAGGCAACAAACTTGACAAAGAAGAGCAAGGCTTAACTGCCAAAGGCATGAAACAAGAAGGACAACGCCAAAGTCTAACAACTAAGGCGATGCGTACCACAACAAAAGCAATTGGTGGAACCTTAAGCGTTGCACAAGCACTAGAAGCTGCTTCAACTGCTATGCGAGACAACAGAGAGTCGTTTCGCAGTCTAAATCCGTCTATTGAAATGGCTGGTAGTGCAATCAAAATGGCTGGTAAAGTCACAGGCGGATTGGTATCAGCAACTATTGGAGCTATACCTTTAATTGGAGGACTAGGAAAGGCTGCAGGTACTATGATAGCGGCTCTAAGCGAAGCTGCTGGTGAAATAGTAAGTGCAGTTGGTAAAACATTTACTGCTGAACTAGATAGAATCACTGGTGCTTTTAGAACTGCGGCACAGACTGGTGCTCTTGGTGCTGACGGAATGCGTGGACTTGGTCAACAGGCTGTGAATGCTGGATTGAGTTTTGATAGTTTTGCAAAAACAGTAACCAAAGAAGGTGAAACATTATCGTTTGCATTTGGCACAAGTGCTGAAGCTGCTAAAGGATTAAGCGATACAACCAAAGCCATGAGACCATTTAGGTCAGAATTGCTCACACTCGGTATAGGTGTTGAACAACAAAACGAACTAACCGCAAAATATATTCAGTTCCAACAAAGACAAGGTCGTAACGAAGTTCAGAACACACAAGCACTGGCTCAAGGTTCTCGAGAGTACATGAAGAATCTACAAGAGCTATCCAAGATTACTGGAAAAAGCATTGAAGAATCTCAGAAAGAAATTGATGCAGTCCAACGTGATGCTAGACAAGGTGCATCAATACGTGAAATTGAGCGTAAAAATGGTAAAGATGCCGCTCAAGCTACACTTAAAACAATTACCACACTGAACAGTATACCTGGTTTAAAAGCAATTGGTGATGGTTTAGCTGATGCACTAAGCAATGCCGGAACACCAGCTGCTCAAGAATTCTTAAAAGTCATGGGACCAGTTGGTCAACAGGTAATATCGCAGTTAAAATCTGGTGCCATTGATTCGTCAACTGCACTGAGCATGCTACAAGAACAAGGTAAAACATTCTACCAAGGACTAGGTGGCGATGCATTTGCATCTCAAGTTAGTAAAATGGGAACTTCACTTGAAAATCTTATTCCAGCACTTCAAGCCTTGACCTTTACAAAAGATCTTGGTGCAGCTTCTAAAAAAGCAACAGACGAAACAAACAAACTTGCAAACACACAAGACTCGTTAACCAAGAACGTTGTAAGTGCTCAAGAAGCCATGATTAAAACCGCTACTGCACTTGATCAATTTGCCTTAGATAAAACTTTACCATTGGCCAGTGAGGCAGTGAAAAAGTTTGCTGAAATACAATTAAAAACCATGTCATCGCTGGTTGGCTACATGGATACACTGATTAAAGATGGTATACCTGGTCTGATGAAAAAGATGCAAGAAGACGCAGGAATAAAAGACGAAACTATTGATCGTACAGGAAATGCATTAAAAGGCGCTGGCACACTGGGATTAGCCGGTGCTGCTATAGGTACAGCGATAGCTCCTGGAATAGGAACAGCAATTGGCGGAGGAATTGGTGCTTTAATTGGTGCGTTAACTGGATACTTTTCTTCAGGCGGTGATAAAAGTAAAGCTAAAGTTGCTGGTAGTTTTGCAGAAGGTGGAGCAGCCGAAGCAGGTAAAACCTATTTGGTTGGTGAACAAGGACCAGAATTACTGAAAATGGGAAAAACCAGTGGAGTGGTAATACCAGGACAGGTTGGTCCAGGTGTGCCAGGAAGAATACCAGGAACCTTTGATGTCAAACTCGGCGATGGTTCTGTTGTAACAGTGGACAGTAGAGGAAACGAACTCTATAGAAAAGGACCAAGAATAGGCGGCGTGCAAATGAGCAGTTCAGCAGATGCATCAACTTCGATGAGCATGCAAGGAACTGTTGGCGGTGTAAACTACGAAAGAGATTATGTAAATGGTCAAATGGCTGGCCAAAGAATAGACAAAGGAAATGTAAGCAGTTACACTAGCAAAGGCGGAGTTTCTTCAATGAGTTATGGCATGGGAGATGGTGTAACAGTTGGTGCTCAAGGTGCTGCTACAGGTGGTCAATTTGATGCACTAAGTCAACTTAGATCAGTTGCTGGCCCAAAACTCGGCGACGCAGGTGGATTATCTATTAGCAACCAAGGACTCACAGACATGGAAGGTGGTCCAGCTGCAGGAGAAACGCAAACGATGCAAGGTGATGGCGGCAGTAACGAGAAAATTCTTGGTGTACTACAGGCCATGCTGGATCAAACAACCAAAGGCACAAGATTACAAGGCGAACAATTACAGGCCGCTCGCAACAACTGATAAATACTCCATAACAAAGATTTACATGGAAATTATATGTCCTGGAAAAAATACTTCAAAGCAGTTGGTAGCACCGGTGGTCAACTGAGTCCTATAAGTGGACAAAACGCAAGGGGTCCTGCTTATGGTAGTGGTGGTTCTGGCGGACAGTTTGGTTTTAAAAACTATCAAAGTCATCTACCAGAAGTATACTCTGGTCATCCTAACAGGATAGAACGCTACAATCAGTATGAAAACATGGATACTGACAGTGAAATCAATGCTTGTTTGGACATTATAGCAGAGTTTGCAACACAAAAGAATGAAAGCAATAATACTCCATTTGAAGTGCAATACACTGATAAACCAACAAATAATGAAATTGAAATAATACGTACACAACTACAACAGTGGACAAAACTTAATAAACTTGATCAGCGTATGTTTCGTATTTTTAGGAACACTATAAAGTACGGCGATCAAGTGTTTGTGCGTGATCCAGAAACATTTGAACTATACTGGGTTGACATGACCAAGGTTGTGCGTGTGATTGTTAATGAAAATGAAGGCAAACGTCCTGAGCAGTATGTGATTAGAGATATAAATCCAAACTTTCAAAATCTCAGTATTGCACCAAAGAAAACCACCGACTATGGCACTGGATTAAACTCAGGCGAAATAATTGGAACTGGTGGCAGTGCCATGGGTGGTTCAAACTATACCATTCCAAATGCTCCTGCTGGACAAAGCAGATTCGAACACACAGTAAATGAAACCGTAATTGATGCTAAAAATGTAGTGCATCTTGGACTCAGTGAAGGATTAGATTTTTTCTGGCCTTTCTCGCAGAGTGTGCTGGAAATGATATTCAAAGTGTTCAAACAAAAAGAATTGCTTGAAGATGCTATTCTTATATACAGAGTACAACGTGCTCCTGAAAGACGTGTATTTTACATTGATGTTGGAAACATGCCATCACATCTAGCCATGCAGTTTGTCGAACGTGTGAAAAATGAAGTACATCAAAGACGTATCCCAAATCCACAGGGTGGTCAACAAGCAACAACCATGGATACAACTTACAATCCATTGAGCATAAACGAAGACTATTTCTTTCCTCAAACTGCCGAAGGACGTGGATCAAAAGTTGAAACACTGCCGGGTGGTGAAAACCTTGGACAGATTGACGATTTAAAATACTTTAACAACAAAATGTGCAGAGGCTTGCGTGTTCCTAGCAGTTATCTACCAACCGGTCCAGATGACTCAGATCGACCAATGAACGACGGTAGAGTTGGTACTGCACTCATACAAGAATACAGATTCAATCAATACTGCGAAAGATTGCAAAAGCAGGTAATTGAAAAACTTGATGATGAATTCAAAATGTTCATGCGTTGGAGAGGGTTCAACATTGACAGTGGACTTTTTAACATTACATTTGCACCTCCACAGAATTTTGCGAGCTATAGACAGGCCGAACTAGACACAACTAGAATACAAGCATTCAGTGCATTGGAACAACTGCCCTACATGAGCAAGCGTTTTCTTCTGAAACGCTACCTTGGATTAACCGACGATGAACTTCAAGAAAATACTGAGTATTGGGAAGAAGAAACGGGACAACCAATTGAAACTGAACCAACTGGTAGTGATTTACGTACAGTAGGTGTAAGCCCTGGCGACTTTGAAGGTGATGTACAGATGGGAGATGCAGTTGCTGGTGAAGAAGCTGCAGGTGGCGAAGAAGTTGATGTAAATGTTGACATGGCTGCACCAGCCGCTCCTGAAGAACCTCCTGCATAAATACTATTATGAAACTATTTGAATTTTATGATGCACCAGCAGACGGATATCAAGAACAGAAAGACGATAACTCTGTTCCGGAACTTGGCGAGTTGCGTAAAACAAAACTAACACTAAAGCAGATATCTAAACTGCGTAGAATGTACGATCTTAGAAACTATGAGAAGAAGCAAGATCTCAAACGTATTCAAGCACAATTTGCTCCACCTCCACCACAGATGTAGGTTAGCACAGAAAATAATTCATTTTCTACCACTTTTACCCCTATAAACTACTAGTTTTTTAATTTTCTTGTAAGTACTATACTGAGCCCAATACTTAGAAGGATTATTTTAATGAACAAATTTGAGCAACTTATTGAATTCGTCATCAACGATGATGAAAAAAATGCAAAAGCTCTTTTCCATGAGATTGTTGTGGAAAAGTCAAAAGACATATACGAAGACATTATGTCAGAAGAAGAAATTACAGAAAAGCAAGGTTACAAGGACCGCGAAGATGAGCATTTAGGTGCTAAAGACGGTGCTGAATCAGGCAAAAAACAATCAATGAAAGATCGTAGAGACGACGAAATGGGAAAGCGTGGCAAGCGTGACGCAGAACATGACAACGATCAAAAGATTGATGAAACAGATTTAGGTGGATCACAGGTTGACGATCTCATTGACGAAGTTGAGGCCGAAGAAGAAGGCGTCAGAATGGAAGATGAGGAAGAAGAAATCGAAATGATCGACGTAGACGTTGATGACGATGACGGCGAAGAAGAATTAGAAGACCGTGTAGTAGACATCGAAGACAAATTAGACGAACTAATGGGTGAATTCGAAGAGCTAATGGCACAGGTTGACGATAACACAGACGACATTGAAGGCGAGCAAGACGAGATTTCAGACATTGATAGCGATACTGACATGGAGCAGGACGAGATTGATGGCATGGAAGACAAAATGGACGAGCCAATCGATGTTAATGTTGAAGTAGAAGGTTTAGAAGAAGGTGTAGAATTAGTTGCAGCTCCTAAGCCAGTTACAACATCACCAGCTAGTAAAAGTCCAGTAGCTGCTAACTCAGGTCAAAAAGGAATGGATGCAAAGCCAGTCGACATCAAAGATGGAAACACATCAGGTCGTTCAACACCAAAATATGGTGACATGGATGGAACTACAAAGCCAGATGTAAAACCAGCTCCAAAGCCTGAATTATCACAAGCTTCTGGTGTTAACACCAAAAGTGTTATAGACTAATCTAGACTAGGAATCACGTACATGGGACAGCTATACCTTAAAGAGGAACTTACTTTTGAAGCCGCAAAAATCAACATTGTTGAAGGCAAAGATGGTAAGGACCTCTATATGGAAGGCATCTGCATACAAGGTGACGTGAAAAATGCCAATGAACGTATCTATCCAGTGAGTCAAATTGCAGAAGCAGTTGATACACTGAATGAACAAATTAAAACAACAAGCGTTCTTGGCGAAGTAGATCATCCAGATGACCTTAAGATTAATTTAGACCGTGTATGTCACATGATTGAACGCATGTGGATGGACGGACCTAATGGTTATGGAAAACTAAAAATTCTCCCAACTCCAATGGGGCAACTAGTTAAAACAATGTTGCAATCCGGTGTGAGATTGGGCGTCTCGAGTCGTGGATCAGGTAACGTTGATCCACATAACGGACGTGTCAGTGACTTTGAAATAGTCACTGTAGACGTGGTCGCACAACCCAGTGCTCCAAATGCTTATCCAAAAGCAATTTATGAAGGACTGATGAACATGAAACATGGGCATCACATTTTAGAAATGGCTCGTGAGTCTGGGAAAGACGGCAAAATACAAAAGTACCTGAAAGACGAAGTTTCTCGTCTTATCAGAGACCTAAAAATTTAGGAGAATCGCATGTTAGATGCTATTAAACCACTATTAGATAGCGATCTCGTCAA